AGACTTACCTAAATCTTTTATCTTACAATAGGCTTAAGGTAATTTCTATCAGATATGGCTTTTGGTATTAAGCCAGGAGAAGCTCATCATACATCTGTTTCGATGTTTGAAGACTACCCTGCACAACTTGCACGTCTCTCTGGTAAAGAGCGTAAAGGCATCAAGAAAACTGCGCAGGCTCTTTTTGAGACCAGCCCCAGTGATGCAATTAGTTACTTAGCGGGACAAAGAGGCTATACCAATTTTAGGCCAGACTTGCTAATGGGCAAGTTGATGTCTAAGCCGATTGATTACGATCGGTTTAAACTCACTGGTGCTAGTGCTTTCCAAGATCTTCTTGGACGTTCTATGTCTGATACCGAGTGGCAGCAGACTTCTGAACTGGCTAAAACTATGGGCATTAAAGACCCAAATGCGTTTGAAGCTTTTCTTTCTAAACGTATAGCATCTACTCCCGAAGGACAGGCTAAGATTAAAACAGAGTCTGATATTGCATGGGAGTCTCAGTACGGAACAATGCCGCGTGATGCACAAGGAAACTTAATGCGTGGCATGGTGCGCTATAACCCAGGACAAGTTAAAAGTATGGTCCAATCAATGATTGGTTGATTGTACACTAAATAAAAACGTAATAGTCATGTCTAAAAACAAAGGTGGCGGCGGCGGTGGCGGCAATAAACCTTCAGGAGGAGGTGGTGGTGGTGGCGGCAATAAACCTTCAGGAGGAGGTGGTGGTGGCGGCAATAAACCTTCCGGTGGTGGTGGTGGCGGCGGCGGACAGCCCTCAGGTGGAGGCGGTGGCGGCAATAAACCTTCCGGTGGTGGTGGCCAGTCTTCCGGTGGTGGAGTTAAAGTAGCTGGCGTCAATGTTGGCAAAGCATTTAACGCTGCAGATATTGCAGCGATTCAGGCCGCCAAACCTAATATTTCTGTTGCCGCTATTCAACAAAAAGCAAAAGCTGCTGATGTAAAGATCAAACCAGGTGCAACATCTGTATTTCGTGCAGAGGCACAGAAATTTGCGGATGCAGCTAAAGAAGAGGAGAAACAACGAACTCAAGGAATTCTAGAAGAACTAGGTGTGTTACCTGGGATAGGGGAAGGTGATGCTTTTCTTCCAGGGGAAGAGATTGTTCCCTTTGCTAATTTTGATCTTGCAAGGGAAGGTGCAAATTTAGAAATCCAACGCCAAATAGCAAGCCTCCGAGAGGCTGGTGCTACTGAACGTACAAAATACGAAGTAGATAATCGTATTCCCTTGGTCCAAGCAGAGTCAAAAGGTAAGATTGATCTTCAAGCGATTGTAAACGCTGGCTATAAAAACATTGCCAACATTGAACGTGGCACTGAAATGGTTAGGAATATCACTAGCATGTTCAATTTCTAAATTGAATATACTAAAATACTTGTAGAGTTATCTCTCGAATAGATGTCTTATTCTTCTACCAGCACCCCTGCCCGTAATACTCGGACCAAAGCTCAGCTCATGGCTGAAGGCATGTCTGACGCCGAAGCACAGGAGCTTGTAAACGCAAATGCTTCTCGCCGGTACGGCGGCGGTATGTCGGCTGCGGAGCTGCAGGATTTTGAATCCCTCATCGGCCGTCTTGAAGGTTCCAAGATGCGTCAAGCGGCCCAAGGCAACCGTGCACGTCAACGTGATGTGTTCGCTGGTGGCCTTGCCAGCATGATGGGTAACTTCTAAGATGCAAGACTCTTCTGCCGATACTTCCGCAGAACTGGGTCGTTATCGCCAGGCGGCAGATGTTGCGTACAAATACGCCAAAAGCCGCCTTAACAAAGAGCAACCTTCAGATAAACTGAATAAAGAAGAAACTGATGTCAAAGAAGACATCAAGGAAACGGAACGGTCATGAACGACGAAGATTTTTATTACGACGATGATAAGGATTTAAATTCTTATGATCTGTTGTTTGATGAGGACAAAGCGCGTAAAGCTGCGTCTGCCGTTAAAATCTTCCAAGACGTTTCCGTTGGTTCTTCCAAAGAGAAGATGAAGGAAGCTGGTGCACAAGAACGAGCCTCTATTGGAACATCAGGTGAAGAGCAAAGAAAGTCTGCAGCCCAAGCTCAGGAGTTTGGTGAAAGCGACGAGGCAAGGGACTACGCTCAGTCCCAAAGAGCATATCGATATTGAGATCTTCGACCAGTGGGTCGATAATTTAGACGCACCAACGGAGCAAGCATATAGAGCATTCTGTTCGGAAAACTTCTCCGTAATCGAATGCTATCTATATGCTCGTTTCTTGCGTTATAACGGATGCATCACTGGCTGTGATCTCTGGCTCCAACACAACTATCCAAAGCCTGATCACCGCAAGGTTTTGATCAATGAAATTGAAGCTATGCAGGAGGACATCCGCAAGCTTCGAGAAGACATTGATAATGGTGTTGTCAAGCGTGATTCTGGCGTTGCAAGGATCGCTAGCATGCAAAAAGAACTCCGTGGCACCATCGCCCAGATTGATCTGTTCACGGGCAACAAAGATCGCAAGGGCTTACTAATGGCTGGTGCTGACCGCGCCATACGTGAGTTACTGACCATCTTCAAAGATGACCCGATTGAAGTCCCACTGGAAGAAGCATCGATGAGTGTATGGTCTCACATGCAAATGGAAGAATAAATAAATTAGACTAGACCTATGCAAAAGCCACCTGCACAACCTCCTGTTTTCGGCGAAGATATTGCCGGACGTTTATTTGAAGTTGCTCGTCAACTCCAAAAAAATCGTGAGTCAGGAGCAGGTGTTCGTCGCCCAACTCCCCTTGCGCAGAATGTTGCACAGGGCCAAGATGTCATGAATGCATTAATGCAGAAGAAACAGAATGAGCAAAAATAAAATGCCGCCTGAACTCCTGGAGCACTTCAAGAAAAAAGAAGCCAAGAACGAAGACGGAAGTGAGATGTCGGATAAAGAGAAAAGAAAAGCAGCCCTAGATAAAGCCCGTAAATACCAAGCAAACAAAAGAAACAAAGACGATAACAAATAGGGTAGTATTCAGTAATACACTGAACGATACCTACCGTGCCTGCATACCAGCATCTTGCCTACCGTCGTAACGCACAAGCTGCTGCACGCAAGCAACAAATTCGTATTCCACGAAACCTTGAATCTCTTCAGAAAGCAAGGGAAGATTTTGGTTTCTTTTGTGAGTACGTAGCTGATAAACCTCCGGCTCAACATCACAAGGAGTGGCATCGTCATTTTGTAACTGATCAGGACAGCACTTGTCTTTTGAAGATTGCTGGTCCTAACGTTGATCTCTTGGCGCCCAGGGGCTCCGCCAAGAGCACGGTCCTCGGTCTGTTCACTGCCTGGGCCATTGGTATCCACACGCAAGCCAAGAAGCCGCTACAGATCCTTTACTTGTCTTACACGGTTGATATCGCACGTTCTAAGTCGGCAACCATTAAACGCATCATCGAAAGCAAACGATACCAAGAGGTTTTCCCAACCGTACGTCTTCTCAAGAACGTCACCAGTAATGAGTACTGGTCCATCGACCACAAGTTTGCGGGCATTGACACCACGGGTGAAGAACAATTCACGCTCTGCGCAGCAGGCCTTAAAGGTTCGGTGACCTCCAAGCGTTCACACCTTGTGATCATTGATGACGCCATTAAATCTGCGGCTGATATCTCTAACCCTGACATCCGTAAACAGATGCAGGACAACTGGAATGCGGTGATTGCACCCACCATGTTTGAAGGAGCACGGGCTATCTGCCTTGGTACCCGCTTCAGACATGATGATATTCATTCCACAACATTTAATACACAAAACAACTGGTTGCAAATTGTGTTGTCCGCAATCTTGCAAGATCCTAAGTCTGGGGATGAACAATCGTATTGGCCAGAGATGTGGTCATTGGATTACTTGAAGGAAAAGAAACGACAAGCGCCTATTGCTTTTTCGTTCCAGTACATGAATCAAGTCATCAGGCAAAATGAATTGTCGTTGGCTCCAGAGCTGATTGTTAAAGCGGAGATTGCAACAGAGTTCGACACGCTTGCTGTGGGGGTTGACCTTTCTGCTGGTACAAAAGAAAGAAATGACTATACTGTCATGGTACTTGGTGGACGTATCGGAGATCAGATTCACGTTATTGATTACCGCCGCTTGCGTGTCATGGGCAACCTAGAAAAACTAGATGCTCTTAAAGAATTGCTTAATGATTGGTCGATACTTGGCTGCGATGAAAGCGGTAATTATTTCCCGACCTACTCCACGTGTGACATCTACTCAGAAGCCGTGCAGTACCAGGCTTCTCTTGAAGCCGACTTTAAGCGTGTGTGTCTAAACAACGAAAGTCTTTACAACTTGAATTGGCATCCCGTTAAAGGATTCCGTGCTGATAAGCTGGCACGCTTCCGTGGTTGCATGGGGCTTTTTGAGGACCGTAAGATCATCTTCAATCGCTATCGCAACTTTACCGCGATGTTTGAAGAGCTGACTAACTTTGGTGTTAGTAGTCATGACGACTGTGTCGACGCTCTTGTTTGGATGATTAACGGTCTTATGAAAAAAGGCAAACTCCAACTTGATTACTAAACCTTAGAATTAGAAAAAAGCGAATTTGGTCGTGGGGCCTGAATACATTGCTATCGGTTTGACGGCCGTTGTGTCCGCTATTACTGGTGGCAGTTGGGTCGCAGGTAAGATTCTTGGCAGGCAAAACGACCAGATCCAACAAGCTTTTAATTACATCGGTTCGCAAAAGCGAAGGATTGACGTCTTGGAAGACGATTTAAAACGTATGCCTTTAGAGTACGTTCTCAAGGTTGACTTCCTAAGAGAGATCCAACAAATGCATGATAACTTCAATCAAATCAATGCAAAACTTGATAAGCTAGTTGAGAAATTACTTGAATCCAAATGAGTTACATCCTCGAGGTCCAGGAGGA